TCGCTGATAAAGGCCGCTCGGCGGGCTCGAGGATTGAGCGGGATGTCGGCGCGTTCGCCGCGCACAGCCACCTCCGGCATCGCCATGCCAGCCTGCGGGAGGGCGCTGGGCATGCGGTTGTTGTTGTCGGGCGTTAGGTCGCCATCCATGTTCGGCCGCGGCGCCGGCTTGTCGGGCATGAAGTTGCCGTTGGCCCAGTTGTAGTCCATTGCAGCGCCCTTGCGTCCGGTGCCGCTGACGGCCATGATGTTGTCCACCAGCAGCGTCTTGATGGCGCTGCCGCGTCCGAAGGCGCCGGCGATGGGGTTCTTCTCGCGGTTGAGGTTGGTGCCGGGATTGATCAGTGCGTTGACCACATTCTTGCGGTCGGCTCCGATGGTTGCGCCACCGTCTTTATTGGCGCGCTTGTCGGCCATCCATTGATACACGTCGTCCATGACCGCCTGCAGGCTATAGCCTGGGCCGCCGCGGGCGGGATCAAGCGCGGGGTTGCGCTCGCTGATGGCCCGCATTGCGCGGTTGCGGATGGTGGTGAGGTCGAGGAACTGTCCGTAGAGGTCGTTGTTTTTGCCTTGCACGACCCATTCGTCGAAAACCATCTCGCGATTGATGGCAACGATGTCCTGCGGGCGGCTGGTCTTGACCTTGTCGGCCGAGTTGCCCATGGCAACGTAGAGCACTTGAGTTGACTCGTCGCCGTCCGCCAGCGCTTCCAGCCTGCGGATCTTGTCGAGTTGTGGCTTCCAGTGGTTCTGCAGCTCAAGCGCCGCGGGTAACCGGCGGCCGGAGATGCGGATGCGACCGTTGGCCGTTTTCTTCGGGCCAAATTGCGGGCTTCCCGGCGCAACCAAGTCTCTGCCGGCCACGTTGCGGATCTGCTGTCCGCGTACCTTGGCATCCTTGGCGCGGTCCTTGTCGTTCTTCCACCGCACTTGTCCTGTCTGCGGGTCGCGGGTCGCCAGCGGGTTTTGTCCGTTGGCATCGAAGATGACGTTGGGATTGTTGGCGAGGCTTTCGGCGCGGCCATCGGGCGCAATCTTCACGCCGCTCGGCACCTCATGCGCCGGATCGTTAAGCCAAGCGCGGTAGGCTTGGGTGTACGCCTTGAGATTGGACATGACGACCGGATCGTCGGCTGCCACCGGATTCTCTCGGAAGAGCTGCTCGGGCGTGATCGGGATGCCGGTCTCGGGATCAACGCGCACGCCGGAGAGCCCGAGCGCACGGGCATTGGCGCCCAGCACGTCCTCGATGAACTTTACCGGGTTGGCGCCTTCGGGGATGTTGCGGCGGATGCTGGCGAAGTCCATGCCGGCCATGCGCCACTCCTCAACCATGATCTCGCGCCGCACCCAGTCCAGCGGGTCGTTTCCGCCGCGCTGCAACTCGGCCTGCGCCAGCTCGTTGACCTTGGCTTGTATCTGCTCGGCGCTGATGACCAGTTTCTCGTTGGGGAAGTTCGTGGCGTTGGACGCGCTGATCAAGCTCTCAGCGTATTCGTTGGCGCGCTTTTGGACGCCATCAAGCCCATAGCGGGCATCAACGCCTGACCGCATGGCGGCCATCTGCTCGGGCGAGAATGCGCCGGTCGAGAAGAACGCCTCACCAAATTCATGCGGCTCCACGTCGGCGCGGCGGGCATCGACATTGACGAAGATGCGGGCGCGCTCGCTGTCTGGGACGCTAAGGAAGAATCCGGCGCTGCCATCTGCGCCGTGTTGGTCGGCGTTGAGAGCGAAGTCTGCTGCGCCGAGCGGAATGTAATCGACCTTGCTGCGGAAGAATCCCTGCATGGCGGCAATGCGCGCCAGCTCGTCGAAGCTGCGGTTCTTGACCAGGGCGTCCACGTCGCCAGCGGCCAGCTCAACATCGGTCAGCATTCGTCCGATCTCAGTGTTGTAAAAGTTCCAGCTCTGCAGCGCGGCCTTGCCGTCCGCGCCGATCTTGCTGCGCAGCTCTTTGTTCCCGGCCTGCACGTCTACCAGCATGCGTCCAATGTCGCTCTCGGCGCGGCCGATAGTGCGACCGCGGGCTCCGAAAACACGATTGGCCGCACCGCCCAATGCGCCTAGCGCGGGGCCAATACCATACATTGCATCTGCGGCGCGCTCATCGCCGCCTAGCCGGGTAAGCTCCGCAAATGGCGCTGCCACGATGGTGCCCTTCACTGCGCCGGTTGCCACATCGCTGGCTCCGCGGACGCCTTGAACGACATACCAGTTGGACAGCTTCTCCATCACCTTGCGCGTTCCGGGCGACAGCGCCATGTTTTGCGACAGCCGCTGCGGCGTGGACTCCATTGACAGGAACTGGCTGGGGCGCTCGAGGCGTGCGCGCACATTGCTCGGCACATTCGGATTGGTTGCCACGACCTTGCGCGCCGCTATGTCTAGTCCGTTGGTCGGGTCAGCCGACTCGCGCAGGATGACCGATGCCTCGGGGAAGCTCTTGCCGACAAAGCGAAGCACGCCGAGTCCGCCGCGGTAGGCGGTGTAAAGGCCGGCCGCCGTGTAGGCCGCAGTCTTTAGCTCCGGCGGTAGTTGCATAACGTCAGCAGCGTATGCCGCGCCGGTGGCTAATCCGTAGGCTCCGGCGACCTTGGCCGGCGGCATCACGATCTTACGAAAGCGGTCAATCTGCGTCAGCGGAACCTCAGCCGGCTTGACCGCCTTATTCACGGCGCGGCCAATAATGTCTAGACTGCGAGCTGTTGCGCCCTTGGCCGCTGCCGAGATTCCGATGCGGGTCGCTGCAGCGCCGAATGTAGTGTAGGTCAGCGGATCAACAAGCATGGAGCCGACCACTGCCTGTGACTGCATTGGGCCGACATTGCCGGTGATGTTGGCGAAGTCATTGCGCCCGGTGTTGTAGTCCGAGACCGCCGCGGCGCTTCCGACCAGCATGCGGTAGGCGAATTCCGGCGGCATCTCCGCAGTGCGCGCCCGCTCGACCTGGAGGTCGCGGTCCATCTTCTTGTTCCACTGCTGGTATTCAAAGTCCTTCTTGTCCTCATCGTTCACCGGGCGCAGCGTCAGCCCCTTGGCCTTGTAGCGGTCCACGATGTTGCGCGGGTCCATCTGTCCAAATTGACCACCGGCCGACTCTTCATCGTCCATGACAAACTCGCCACTTTCGGCCACACGATACTTGGGACCGCCCATGACGCGCAGCCCCTCGGCCATGCCGGCGTAGCCCTGGCGCGCCATTTCCGCGGAATAAGCGAGGGTGGCCGGCGAGCGGCGCCACGTCTCAGACAGCGCCAGAGCCGGATTAAATCCAGCGCCGCCAAGCTCAAACCAGCCCTGCGACTTGTCCGTCTTGTAGAGCGCCGTAGCGAAGGCGTCGGGAACAGTCAGCAGGAATCCTCCGACCGCCGTCTTGGTCTCTTCCCAGTTGCTCGGAAGGTCGCCGCTTTCCTGCAGCGACTTCTTGATCTCCTTGGCCTTGAAGTATTCGTCGCGTCCAAGGCGCGGCATCGTGGGATCGTCGAGCGGCTGCACCATCTTCAGCATCACGTCCTTGGTCGAATACCGCGGCTTGGACTGCTGCATGTACAGCGACATGACTTCGTCTGTCGTGTAGCGCTGCCTCGGCAGAGCGGGCTTGGTCTCCTCCGCGCTCGGATACAGCGTCTGGCTTCCTCCCGCGGGACGCTGTGGCGCCGGCGTCTGATCAATCGGGAACGCCTCTTGCGCCTCGTAGTTTTGCAGCGCCATGTTGCCGGACGATCCCGCGGGAGGACGATCTATGCCGGCGGCGTCCGAAATGGCGGCGCCAACATTGTCGGGGCGCGGATACTCCGGCGGCGGCTGCGACAGCTCGCGCTCGGCGGCATTGATCTGCGCGGGGTCAAGGAACGGCGAGGCCGGTTGCTCGAGCATTTCCACATTTGGGCTCGGAGCCGACATCATCGCCACGACCTCGTCGGTTGTGTAGCGCTTGGCCATTAATTATTCCCAGCTAACGGTGCCGTCTGGGTTGGTGACTTTTTTGAGGGTAAGGACACTGCCGTCTGGCTGCGTGATGTTCACGCTGTCGCCGGACTCAAGCTGACTGCGAAGCTGTGTAGCGGGATTCTGCTGCGACTGCTGGTAGACGTTCGGCTCAGGCTGTTCTGTGGCCTCGCCAGAGTCTAAAAGTTGCCCGCTGTTGGGATCGTACAAGGCGCGCTTGGCCGTTTTGAATGTGGCCAACTTTTCCTGCAGGTATTGCTTGGTCGGTTCCCAGTGCTGCGTTTGCTTGGGAACCAGCGTGCGCAGATACTTCAATTCGTCTTGCGACACGGGCCGCAGGAACTTGGTCATATCGAGCACGTCCATATTCATCAAGCGGTCCAGTCGCATCCGTTTGGCCTGCGCCTTTTCGTTAAAGGCGGCGTCGTACATAGCTCCAGCCGTCCCGTCGAACGGACCAAGCATGTTCTCGTAGTCTTTGTCTGCAAGAATGTCCTCAATCGTTTTGATTGTGGCATTGCGCTTGATCTGGAACTCTGCCTCAACGCGCTTGGCCTCATTGAGCTTCATCTGCTTACCCTCCAGCGTTGCCTGCCGGATGGGATCGCCGGCCTTTTCGCGGGCGTCTAGCTCGCGCTTGCGCTGGTCTTCGCGGATCTTAAATGCCTCGCGCGCCGCGTCAGACGGCGTCATGTTCACGCCGGTCTCCCACTTGGCGCCCCACAGTTCCTTTTTGGCGTCGTCCCAATTAGGGTCGAACGGCTGGTTGAGGAACTCTTGGCTCATCTGCGAGCCAGTCGGGACCACATCAACCGCCGCAAGCGGAGGAGGATTTTGGTCAACAATAGGTTGTCCGAATTCGTCTAGTTCTCGCGGCATATATCAATATCCTCGTTGGCGCCTCCACTCATTGTAGCGGCGCATGGACTCGTCGCCACCGGGTATCGGCATCGGCGCCGCCATCGGCGCGCCGCCGACTGGCGGAAGATTCTCGTCAGCCACCGGAAGCGGAGGCTCAACCGGCGCCATGCCGCCGCCATACGGCACGTTGCCGCTGGCGATGTTCTGCTGGTTTTTTATGTCTTGGGCAACGTAGGGGGCGTTCTGAGTTTGTTGCAGCTTGTTACCAAAATTGATCGCCTGAGCCGCGGATGCGTACAGCCCTCCACCAAAAAGACCATTGAAGAACATCGCCTTCTCGCGGTCCTTCATGTCGTTGTATCCTAGCGTCTTTAGCTTCTCCGTTGTCATGCCGATGGCTGGCCCGAGGACATCGAGCATCTTCTCGCCGGACTTAATCGACGACTTCATGTCGCTGTAGTCCTTGTAGGCACTGCCGATGGTCATCAGCGCTTGGCCAATATCATCGACCAGTTTGACCTTAGCCTGCGCGTTAATGTTGGCTGAATTAACAATTCCGCCGCCAAGGATCTGGCCGCTCGTATCCTGAGTTTGTGGTGAATAGCTAAACATAGTTTTGTTCTCCTTAAATAATTCCCGCCGCCTCCCGTGCCTCAAGGCACAGTTGTGATCCCGGCACAAATGCGCGGCAGGCATTCGGTCGGTTGTTGTAAATTGAGCAGCCCACCTCGCATCCGACCTTGCCGGTCAGCGCCACGCAGCGGTTGTTGGTTGTGTTCATCAGTGGGTAGTCATCTCGCAGCATCCATTGCGGGATGCCGTCAGCATCAGATCGGTCTCGTCGGAGCACCGGCCAGGACCACTTGTGAGAGCAGCATGCTCCACACCGTTGACAGTCGTATCGTTCCACGTTGGGCGGAAGCCCTGCGCCTCGCTCGTCAGGTCCACATACGGCGCCAGATGAGATATGTTGTTCGTCTCGCATTGATTCTTCGGGCAATAGACCGTGTCGCCGAGGTGGCGGTTCACGCAGTTCCAGCAGACCGGGTAGTAGTCCGAGTTCGCGCTCTTGTCCTTCTTGTGCCGCCACACGCCGTCTGCCTTCTCGTAGCGCGTCTCGTCATTCGGCACGCCGGCGGCTTCCAGGTAATTCCAGATGTCCGCATCGCTCCAATGGCGCATCGGGTAAAACTGAGTCGGCACACCGGTCTGCACTAGGGCGTCCACCGCCAGCGGCACTTGGCCCTTGATCAAGTCCACATCGGCCGACTTCTGGCCGTGGAATGCGCCATCCCAAGGGAAGGCGAACGTCCCGGTCGGCCGGCGCAAAGCGTCCAGCCCGCACAGGTAGCGACCGCTGGCCAGCTCTTCGGCCTTGGGCTCTTCGGTGCCGAGGCAAAGGGCGAGCGCCTTTTGTCCAAATTGATAGAGCTTCACGAAGTCAAACCGCGGCACGCCGGTCTCGATGTCGAAGCCGTCCGTCAGCATGTAGTCCAGCGGAGCGTAGTCATACATTTCCAGATCCCATGCATTGGCCAGCCGGTCGCTGTGCGCGTAGCGGCTACGGAACCGAGGCTCGCGCCACTGGATGACCGGCAGCTTGGCGCCGACCTCGTAGCGGATGAGGTGCAGCATCGCCGTGCTGTCCTTGCCGCCGCTCCAAAGGACGACAGGGTTGGCGCACTGGTCGAGCCAACGCTCCACCTTGCGACAAGTATCTTTGATTAGCTCCATTAGATTGCGATAGCGCCGATGCCCACGGCCATGCCCACGCCCGAGCCGATCATGCCCATCGTTGCAGCATTGTTTGACGCACCCGCCTGCATCCGCGCCGATTGCAGCGCCGACCGGTTGTTCATGAAACTGTTGTGGCGTTCGTCCAACATATTAGCATTGAAGCTTGCGACATTTCCCGCCATCTGCTGTGCGCCCGACCAAGTCTGGCCCATCGCCGAAGTCAGGTTATTCCCGATATTCCCGCCGATATTCCCGTAGCCAAGAGCTCGGGAGTAAGGATCAAGGCTCGCCCGCATCTGCGCCGCATTGGCGTCAATGTTGGAACCCTGCGCATACGCATTCGCCGCACCCTGCTGCACGTTGGCCGCGCTGCCGAGCACGCCGGCCGCTTGCCCGAGGCGTCCGGTCACGTTGCCGGTGACCATCTGGTTCGTTGCGGCAGCGAAGTTGCGGCGGGCGCTCTCGCGGGCCTGCGCGTATTGGTCCCGGTTCAGAATTTCTGCCGCCGCACCGGGCATGCTTGTGCCTAGTCCGCGGGCGCTAAAGGCCGCCCGCGCCGACTGCACAGCGTCCCGCGTTTCCTCCGCACTAAGCGAGCGGCCCAAGCCAAGCTCCGCTTCGGCCTGCTGGCGCAAGGTGCGTTCAATCGCCGTCTCGCCGGATTGAGTTTGCAGCGACCGGCCGATGCCGCCGATCTCGCCGGCCATCCCTCGCATGTCGGCGCCGAGGCCGCGAATGGTAGAGGCGTCACCGACAGTGCGGCCCACACCAGCGAGGGCATCGCGGGTGTATTGGTTGTCAAGGTTGCCGGCGATCTTTTGGATCGTCTCAAGTTGCAGACGTTCTTGTTCGGGATAGGCCGCGACTGATGCCTGCACCTGCGCTGCTGCCGCCGCCGCCGCGCCTTCGTTGGACGCACGCATGAGCGCGACGTAATCGAGCGGCTCCGCCTGTGGTGGCTCTTTCTTAGATTTTTTCCTCTTTGCCATAGTTATATCCTTTTTGTGCTACCGGAAGATGGCGACTGCGAAGTATTCGGCCTCTTCGCCGGTTTCCGTTGTGATGCCCTGAGAAGAAAACACGCGCACCGATGACGTTGTTACGGTCGCGGCGCTGTAGACACTCGCGCTGCCGTCCCATTGTGATCCCGGCCCCAAGTTCGCCCAGCCTAGCGTTGCTGCGTAGTTGGCGTCGGGCATTGCGGTTGTGAAGTTGACAGTGTAGTCGCCGACTGCATTTTTTAGAACGCTCGACACGTTGCCGCTTGCGCGGATTTTGACGTTGGCCCCATTGGTGGAAGCGCCGGTGTCAGCGGCATTGCGCGTGCCGTCAAAGTTGACCCATGCGCGGCAGCCATAGATCGGCGCCGAGCCTGACTGCGCGCCGTCCAGCTTTGCGGCGCTGATGCTGCCGTTTGCTAGTTTGCTGCCAGAAAATGCTGCGCTTGCCGAGATGTCGGCGTCCACGATGCTGCCGGCTGTCAACGCCACGGTGGACTGCGCGAGTTCGTTAAGTTTCGCCGGTGTTACGGTCTCGCCGCTTACAAAGGTTTTGATCGGACTTACTGTTAATGTTGCCATAGGATTAAGCTGCGTGTCGGGTTTCGGTTTGCGGAAGGCTGGCCATCGCGGCCTCGACGGAGACGTTGCGAATCTCCGGCCGGTGGGCTGTGGTCTGAAAGTCTAGCTCGCAGTAATGCGCCTTTTGGCGGATCGGCTGCTTGAGCGTGTAGTCTTCGCTGAGTCCGCTGGTGTTGGTCTGGCCGGGAACGAGCAGGATGTTGCTGTCTGGGTTAGTGGTGCGCGCCCGCACGGCGATTGATGCGGTGTCCGGTAGCACCACATCGGCGAGGCTGCGGACAAATCGTTTTGTGGTCATCGTGCCCATGCCGTAGCGCCGCGTGACTATGCGCCCCGGCACCGTGCCAACGTAGCTCGGCACACTCGGGTCCGGCGCGTCATCGCCGGCCTCGTTTTCGTTAAGCATCATCACGATGCCAGCTTGGCTTGTGGCAAACACGCGCCGCTCGCGCTGGTAGGTCGCCACCAACAGGTCATCAACGCCGAACCCATAACCATCGCGGGTCTCCCACTGGTCGTTGAGGGCTGACCAGATGAAGAGCGCATTGTTGTTAAGCGGACCCGCACCGTAGGGCACCGCCAAATGATAACGGTTGTCGTGCCACAAGCCGACCGCGTTGGCCGCTAGGCTCGGGTCGATGTCTTGCAGTTGGTCGGAGATTGGGTCGCTCAGAGGCTTGGTTTCGCCGCGCAGCTTGAGGTCTAGTCTGCTATCGAGCCTGTAGACGCCGGCGTCACTCAGGAAGAAAACAAAGCTGCCCGCCACGGCAATCGACCGGCGAGCGGAACATCCGACTTCATCGGTCAGCAGCTCTAGTTTGCTAATGGGCGTGTCCACCGAGAAGTCGCCGCCATCGGTCGAGGCGAATTGGTTGACTTGGGCAATCCAGATCGACTTGCGCATGAAGACGAGGAACGCGCCCTCAACCCAAGGCTGGACGGCGACCAAGTAGTCGTTGCTTCCTTGGTTCGCCCGGAAGCTGGAGAAGAACGGATCAAACGTGTTCGGGTCGAGGGCGTCCGAGATTAGCACGCTGTCGCGGCCGTCTGGAACAATGAGCCGACCGTTGGCATAAGAAGCCCACGGCACGCCGCGCAGAGTCTTGTAGCTGGCCGGCAGTCCAGCGGGCACGCCGCCCGGTGAGCGAACAAAATCTGTGCCGGGGTCCAAGTCCCAGTAGAGAGGCGCCTTGACCCGCCGCGCCGTGCGGCCCGCTGTTGTGGCGTCGGTCGCCGTGCCACTCGGCACCGTGATGGTGAAGGTGTCGGTCGCGGCCGTGGCAATGTCGTATTCGTGACCATCGAAGGCGGCAACAGAAGACCCCTCGATCCGCACGCGGGCGCCCGCTGGATAGCCGTGCGCGGTCAGGTTCACCGTTGCCGTGGTGCCAGCGACCGTGATACCGCCGGTGGTCACGGTCTTTGTTTCCCAGCCAACGCGGTTGATGCTCGCCTCGCGCAAAATGTAGAGGCGGTTGAATGCCTGTATCATCGAGACCTTGTCGTCCGGCTCAATAAGTTCGTCGGGGCTTGTCGGATATGACAGTTCGCTCGGCAAATTGGACGACACGATGGTCTCGCCCAGATCGGTCACGATCTCTTCGCCGGCATCCGTGACTATCGGCCCGCTACCCCACCTTTCACTGAACTCGTCGCCGCTGTCGAATACTTCAACGTATGCGCGGTCGCGGCCCGCCAAGATGACCGCCTCAAAACTATTGACCGCATCCGGCGAGCGCACCACCGCCGAAGCAAAGACGCCGCCTTCGTAAGAGGAACGCACAACCGGCTCGCTGGGGCTGTCGGTCAAAATAAACGGCACGGTCAGCGGCGTGCCGGCAGGTGCAACGCCGCTGGCCATCCGCTTGGCGCCCTTGCGCGTTGTCGCCACGCCTCGATCTAGGCGCATGTTCTCCGAAAGCTGCAACATGCCGGCGGGCAGCGTCACAGGGTTCATCCGGCTTGCGTAGCCGATGAAACCCATGTCGCCGTCGCGGACTGTTGGACTTTCCAAGGGCATCAACCTTCGTAGCTAATGTTAATCGACCCAGCGTCGAAGGTGTCGGTGCCGTTGACGGTGGTGACGCGAACCTGGGTGAGCGTGTCGGACAGCCCCTTCAGTCCCACCGTTAAAGACATGTTTGAATTATTGGTGTCGTTCAAAATTCCATGCGCCACCCACTTGTTGCCGCTCATTAGGTTTATGACCAAAGCGCCCGTTCGGTTCGCCCCTATGGTTCCGTAGTTTATCGGAAAGCCAGTTGAGAACGGACTTGTTCCACTGGTGGCAACGCCTTCTGTCGTTTGTATGACCGTTGAAAAATAGCCCGTTGTCTCAACCCCGCCCGCATCCCCAAGCTGAACTTGCACCCTAGTAGTTCCATTCGTGCTGACGCCATCAAACATGACGGTGATTTGCTTGGCCCAAGAAGGGATGCCGGTGAAGTCGATGCTGGTTCCGCTGGTGCTGGCTTGAGAGGTGGCAAGCGTGAATGGCTGCGACAGCATCGCCGGCAACACTTTGGCGTTCCCAATCGCCGTCACGCCCGCATTGCTGATCGTCACATCGCCGGTAACGGCAACCTTGGTGGCGACATTGCTGCCGTTGCCGACAAGGATGTTGGCGCTGTCGAGAGCGGCAAGTTTGCTGAACGCAATGGCCGCATCGCTTTTGATCTGCGTGTTGGTGATGCTGTCGCTGGCGATCTTGGTTCCGGCGATGGCCGCCGCGGCATCGATGTTCGCATTAACGATGCCTGCCAGCAGCTCAGTCTTGGTCGCACGCTTGGTCACGCCGGACTGCTGTATGATGAGTTCGTCGGAGGCGTTGACGACAGTTGCGTCGGGGAGCTGAGTGATTGTTTTTGCCATAGAGGTAGAAGGGTTGAGTGAGGGTGAAGGTGAAAGGGGTTAAAAGCGGTTCCAAACCTGCGGATTCGCCCGCACGGCGGCCCACATCGCCCAGGCTTTCCATCGGGGCGTGCCGTCTTGGATCATTAAGCGATACATAAGGTCGTCAGCTTCTTTGCGGGTCATGGTCACATCGTCGGCCACGCGGCCGAGCTGGGCGTAGATGAAATCGTGAATGATGACGGCGCGGTTGTAGGGGCCGTAGCGGTGACTGATTGCGGTGAAGGGGAATGGGACCGTTGCCAGGTCGGTGCGAAATCCGGCAGGCACTTCGATGAGGGCGCCATTCCACACGCAGCAGACGGGGCGCCATGTGACCCAAAAGCGGCCGTCGAAGTATAAGAGAGGGTTGTCATGGCAGGTGTTAGGCATTGCTCGTTAAAACGTAGGAAAGTGTTTTCGCGTTGTTGCGCTTCATCTCGGTCTCAACCAGGGTAATCAGAGCGTCCCATTGTCCGCCGGCGCGCGGGACGGTCTGGCAGCCCTCCGAGCTGGTCGTGCGGCCGGCGGCGTGGATGTTGATGCCAAACCATCCGGTCTCCTCCTTTTCGCCACGGAGGACCGTCACCGGCCCAGCCTGCACTAGCGCCTTGTAGGGGTTCTTGGTGCGCAGCCCGTGCTTGCCGAGCTTGTAGCGGTAGACGCCCGGCTTGAGCTGGGCCATCGGCTTGCGCACCTTCGGGTTCCAGCCAAGGCGCGTCGGGTCCACGTTGCCGTTGAAGGCGGCGTGGACGTTCGGGCTGACGACCACCAAGGCATCGTCAAACATGCCGACATCATTCACGCCCCTTGCTCCCATGCTGTCCCGGTAGTAGCCCCGAATCCCGACCAGACACACCGGGTCGCTGACCTTGCGGAGCCGCAGTAGCTGCTCCGTGGTCTTGCGTTCGATGCGTGGCCGGTTGCGTGGGATCATCGGGTCTTCAATTCAGCGGCAGCCTGGTCCAGTGTTTTGGGGCCAACATAGCCGTCAACCTTGATCTGGTTGCCCTGACTGTAGGCGTTGAGGAGTTTCTGAAGCTGCGTGCCGTAATCTTTAAGGATGTTCGACGGGAGCTTGGTCACGGCGATGTCGATGACCGCCCAGATGATGCCGGCGAGGACGGCTTCGTTCAGCCCAAGGGCGGCGACATCGAGGCCGAGTCTGCCGGACACATAGGTCACGGCGGCAGCGGCTAGGGCGGTCACGGCCTTTTGGACGATAGGACCGCCGCGACTAAGCAGCAGACGGACGAGTTGTTTTTCAAGGAACGTTTTCATTCTGGTTTTCTCCACTCTTTGTAGCTGTCGATTAGGTTGCCCACGTTCGGAACGTAGGTGATCATAATTTTGACTGATCCCCAGTCGCCGGGTTCCGTGCTGGCCGTCTTGACCGGCGGCAACGGAATGCTCACGCAACCACCAAGCAGAAGCGTGGCGGCCAGCGTAAGGGCGAAGCTCGGGCGACACGTCACAGGCGGGCGTTGTTGTCTTTGGCTTGCACCAAGCCCCAGCCAGCGAGGATTGAGGTGACGATCAAGCCGAGGTCGGGCAAGGCGTCGGTCGTGAGGTATTCCTTAGCTCCGGTCGCCAAGGCGATGAGGATGGTGAGGATGCCGATGCTAGTTGTTTTCCAATTACGCATATTATTTTTGCTTCTGCTTTTTTCTTAGGTCGTGAAGGACCGAAATTAGGGTGACGATGCCGACGGGAAGACCGACGCAAAGACCAGCGACTCGCAGGGTTGTTTCTAGGTGCGGGAGCATGGAGAAGACCGATGAGCCGATGCTGGTCACGGTTCCGATGACGCCCTTTTCGGTTGTCGTCATGTTGTGATGAAAATACTGCAAGCTCATCGCACGGCTCCTCAGTTACTTGCGGTAAGCGATGACGCTTCCGGCGTGCAGCTTGATGGCCGTGAAGTTGCCGTCGATGGTCACGCCGGCCGGGATGGCGATGGCGCTGCCGCTGGTCACGTTGGCGATACCGGTGCCGTTGCCGGTGAGGACTTCAAACTTGGTGGCGTTGTCGAGGCTGTCGATGCTGACAAAGTCGCCGTTGATTTGGCTGGTGCCGGTGATGAGTTGTGATCCGCCGGTGCGGTTGGTGATGCGGTTATTAGGGAATCCCATAGTGCTTGTTGGTTAGTATTGGTTGACTCGGGCCGTCCATCGCTGGGTCTGGCCTTGTTGGAAGACATACTTGTCTCGTTCGGAAATGAGTTCGGCTTCGGCTTTTTGCTCCATGAGCAAACTCTTATCGAGCTGCCCGTCTTCCTCCAGCAGCGCGGCGGCGAGCATGTAGGAGACGGCTTTGCCGAGGACGGCGGGCACGGTGGCCGAGAGATTGCTGGCCGAGTAAGTCGTCGGGCGGATGCGGTAGCGGACGTAGACGGAGGTCGGCAGGTCGGTGTCTTCGGGGAAGCGGATGCTGTCGCCGAGGAGGGTGAAGGCGATCTCGCGGGGTGCTACATGGGTGGCCGGGTTGTCGCGGAACACGCGGAAGACTTCGCCCATCTCGGTCTCGCCGGCTTGGACGTAGTCGATGTAGTAGCCGTTGGTGCTGTCGCCCTGCACGGTGCGGGATTCTTCGCGCATGAGTTCCGGCCAATCCGCCCACTCCCAGCACTGCGCAATCGCGTCGTTCGCGGCGGCGACGAGCATGGTGCGGGCGCCGGAGGGAATATTCGCTACATCGGCAGCGTCGTTGCCGACGCGCTGCCAGGCTCGGAGCAATAGAGACTGTAATGTAACTGTTCTCATTAGCTGTTTAGATTCGCCACAGCCTCGCCGCTCGCGGTCTCGTAGCTGCACGGCGGGGCGCTAAACGTGCGCGGCGTAGGGTCAACCGAGGCAACCAGCATCCCCTCCATCCACGATTTGAGCGCGGTCATGTTTGTGCCGAGCGGCTTGCCTGCTTGGAGCAGCGCCATCTCAAAACGCTGGAGGGCGGAAACCTGCATGGGCGAGAAGTGCATCGAAGTCCACGCTTCAGGCGAATATGTCGGCACAGGCGGCACAACCCACGCGCCGTCCTGCCAGCTTGCGTCATCGCTTGGCTTCGCAGGCGCATCCTGCCAGCCCTTGCGCTTCAAGTTGGCAACAACTTCGGCGTCAGTTTCGGCGCGGAGTTGGCCGTCGAGGATGAGGTAAGTGGTCATTAGTTAATGGAATGTTTAAAGCTAAAGGCGATGGCGTTCTCGATGCGCTTCCGAATCGGTGCCGCAAGGTCTACGCCAAACACGGCGACCACGCCCATATCGCATCCACAATGCCCCGCCGCCGTTCCGCGAGCGCCGATGCCGACAGTTGACCCTCGCCCCAGACCGCTATTGGCTCCGTTCTGGGCTATTGTTTGCTGTCGGCCGTTTATGCTAAGAGTGTAGCTTGAGGCCACACTTGCGGTTGATCCGTTGTAATTAAGCGCAGCAAGAAAGTAGCTGTCAGTGCTCATCCCAAAACCTTGCGTAATATTAACAACACTAGTTCCGTTGTCAGGGTAGCCGATAAAATTGACGCCAACCGTTGTGATGCTGGTCGCTGTCGTGCTTAAAACAAATCGCAGATACTCTGGCACTTCAACAGCCGTAAGAAACTCGCCAGTCGATCCAGTGGCCCGTTTGACAAATATAAACAGCGTCCCGCCCACAGGCGACGAAATGGCGATTTCGTTGCGCGTAAGGACATCGTTTGATCCGTCGAAGCGCACCACGCCATTGCCGCCCTGCTCTGCGGTCTGAAACGTGGGACGATTGGCCGCCGTTGCCTGCGAGACATCGTTGCCGCTGCGGCTGCGATCCGACCAAGGACTAACTTCGGTGTTGTCGCTTTGGTGGATATAGCGGCTGTCAAGTGCAAGCCGCGCATTTTCGACCGCGCCGTAAGTAAAATGCCTATGCCGCGCTCTCATTAGTTGAAGATGATCTCCACGCCGAGGAGGCGAGTATCGTTTGCGATAGTGTCGCCTGCCGCATTCGCGTCACGGTAGACGGTGAACTGAATAGGCGTGTTGGCTGCGGGTGTCCCGCCGATGGTCACGGCACTGGTCGCCGCCGAAACGTGCATATCGTTGGTCGCAATCAGCGTGTCCGTTGCGGTCTGCGCCGTGCCTGCGGCGGTATCCAGCGCATCGTCATTGGCGAAGGCGCGGCCTTGGATGCCCCAGATCACATCGCCGCTGCCCGCCGATGCCGTCCAATAGAAGCGGGCGGCGACGGTGCCGTTGTTGTAGTTCGATGGCATGACCACCAAGGCATCGGCAAACTCGTCCGAGCCCGCGTCGAAAAGAAGCTCGTCAAAGTTCTGGTCGTTGGTCGTTGTCTCGCGGCTATCCACGCCGCATCCTGCGGTGGTCTTGGGTATCCATGCGGAAGCGGGAATCCAGAGGTTTGTTGCGCCGCCGCCACTCGCCGCCGCAAACTCTACGCCCGTGGCCCCCGAATTTACCGTGAGAATCTGCCCTGCCGTGCCAAGCGCGAGAGTCGTGACTGCGCCTGCGGTGGTGGTGACGAGCGGGAGGCCAGAGGTGGAGCCGACTTGCCCCGAAGAATTTATATTGCCGTGACTATGCGAAGCCGCCGCAAAGTCGCCAGTGGCGGAGGTTGCCGCTGTG